TATCCTAAAATTTCTAATTCTTCAAAGTCTTCTTTAAATAAAGGCATTACACTTTTAAATTTTTTATAACGACAATAAGTATGATAAATTTTTATCAATTCTTCATAGTTAGGCTCATCTAGTACTTTCCAATTATCAATTATAGAATAATTAGTTTTTGACAAATCTATTCGACAAAATTTATAAGACATTTACTTTCTCGATTTCTACATCAGTTCCGCAACCGCAGTATTTATACGGACAAATTACCGGCTCGGCAGTTATATTAATTTCTGAAGGATTATGTATATTTCCGTAACACTTGCTTGCTCCGCAACTGCTTCCAAATATATCTCCGTTAGGTTGTATATACAATGTGTCTCTTCCAACAAAGCATTTCCATCCTTTAAACGCAGACTGATTTGAATTAATTAAAAATTGTTCGTCAACAGGTTCTGTTGTTACTCCGTCAGTTTTATATAACATGTAAGGTAATACTACAGAATTTCTCTGTACACGTTTACTATAATTCTCAGAAAATTCTTGATATTCTGCTTTGTTGGTAATTTTTCCTGTTTTATTTTCAAAATCAACAACAGAATAAACTGTAATATCTATGTTATACTTTTCCAACCTATTGTACATTTCTTTTACTATGTCTAAATGCGGATATGATAACATAAGCCATATTTGTAAATTATAACGGTTAGACAATTCTTCTACAACAGCTTCAAAATGATCTATATCAGCCTCTTCTGGATGAAAACTTAATCCTAAATTTGTAACCTTAGCATTAAATTTCCTCCAGTAATTAAGTGTGCGAGATCCATTACTACTAAAAATAATTTTAGTTTTGTGTTCACTACTATTAATTATGTCATTACAAAACTGTTCAAATTTAGGCCATAGCGTTGGTTCTCCTCCTAATATATCAAGTGTAACTGGAGAATCTTTACGCCAAGTATTAATAAAATCTATTACTGATTGATAATTACTTGGCCACCTATGTTTATTATCATGTAATGAACTCGGACAATAACTACAGTTATAATTGCAATAAGTAGTACAAGTCCAGACAATTTTTTTAATTACCGGATCTCTATAAATTCTATTAAAATTCAATATACTTTCCTTATCACAATAAATGGCTTAGTTCAGGAAATACTTCTTTTGCATTTAACCCCCTAACTTTATCAAGATTATTAACATACTCTTTAAAATCAGGTAATAAGTGTGAATGGTCTTCTGCATCAATAAATCTTAATATACCTTCCCAGCGTTTCCAACCATAAGGATTTTCGTGCCAAAAATTGTCATCTTGAGTATAATTATCCCATAGCCATTGTTTAAATTCTGCGAACTGATCTCGTATTTCTTGTTTATCCTTTTCTGGTAAAACTCTTGCACTTAAAAATGTAGGTATGTATAACAGATGCAAATTTATAATTCCGCCGCCAGCTTCATAAATATCTGTCTTAAACTTATTAATCTTTTTATAACCTTTAGTTAATTTCCATTTTGCAAAATCAACAATATGTTTTATATTAAACGCCTGCACCGCACATGCTATATGGCAGTGTATGTGGTCAGGCGTATTGTCCATTAAATCTAAACTACGTTCAATGTCTTTCCACTTCGTAGGATATCTAATATAGTAGTTACGTTCATCAACTGCATCTAAACTAAATGCAAATCTAACTTGTTTAAATTCTGTCCAAATATCGATCATATCTTGATTTACAAAGATGCCGTTAGAGTTATATCTTAAACATATATTTTTAGCATAACCTCTTTTAATTATTTCTAATAAAAATTTTCTATGTTCTTTAATCATCAAAGGTTCGCCGCCAGCAAAATACAACTGTTTAATGTGCGGTATTTGTTCAAAAATTTCTTCCCAAAGTTCTGGCTTTTCATACCATTTATTATTAAACTTTGTTTTGTCCCAGCTTATTTGTCGTATAACTGTTTGACTATTTGAAGTTGCGATAATCTTTTCGTAGTCTTCCATCCATCGACTGCTATCGTGTGGACTACACATAACACACTTCAAGTTACAAGTATGACCTAATCTTAAATCAAAATATTGTATTTCGTGCGGAATCTTTCCATCTTCGCTTGTATCTTTTATTAGCTGTGCAAAATCTAACCCATCTTCGTTCCATTCGTGTAATTCCCAGAGACGTTTACTTACAACTCCGTTTGACTCTTCTTCAAAGCACTTTGTACAACTAGCTGGTATTTTACCTTCCATCATTGTTTTTCTTACACTGCACATGTAGTCATTATTAAATGCTTCTTTTAATGAATCTTTACCAAAGTTTGCAGGCTCACCATTTTCCATTTTAACAAGACCAACTTCGTGATCTCCTGTATGAGCACCCGATGCATTTGTTACACAACAAAGTCTAGCATCACCGTTAGGTCGTGTTGCTACGTGTATCCATGGAAGTGCGCAAAAAGTATACGATCCTGTTTTTTCAAAAACATCTCGCTGTCCTTTACCCATTCGACTATTTTCGTCTTGTAGCCAATATAACTCTTTCATAGGTATTCCTTTTTGATTTGTATCATTCTGCACTTTGAAATTGCTCTTGCATTTTAATAAACGGACTACTTGCACTACACATTGTAGTACAGCACATAGATTTATTACTAGCCCATTTGTTATGCCATATAGTTTGCCATTGTGTATTTTCTATTATGTCTTTGATGCCGTGATTTAAAACATTAATTTCATCATCGCCGCCTAATTCATTGATCAGATTATAAACATCTTGTTTTACTTTAGATCCTATTTGATTTTGAAGTTCAAATCCGTGTAAATTGTTATTAGTATAAATTGTGCTATCGTAATTAGTATCAGTAAATGCAGCAATAATACAGCACGGAAACAGTCGCATTTTAGAATCAATGTATACTTCTTTATCGTCTAGTGCATAACAGCTAATATTGGTTGCATCTTTCCATTGTTTATAGCTGTTAACTGAATTTAAATCAACAATAGGAATATTATTACTAGTGGGAGATTCTAAATAATAATCAATATTTCCATGTTTGTTGAGTACAGGAAATTTATCTACAACAAATCTTCGAGTGTCTTTAAGCTCAAATTTAAAAAATCCCAATTCGCTTGCAAGCGTTCTAGCATCGTCTACTTGGTGCTCGTTATGTTTAAATCTAATAAACAACCATGATGCATTTCCGCCTGCATTAATAAACGATTTAGCGTTTTCAATAACTTTAGTAAATGATGTACCAACTCTATATAATTCGTGTGTGCCTTCAAATCCATCTAACGCAAATTGTACATGATGATCACTAGGAAGTGCTTTTGCTAAATCTTTCCACCAAGTTTTACTTCGGGCGCCGCCGTTAGTGTTAATAGTAATACTTGTATATGGTGCTGCATGTTTACACATTTCTATCAAATTATTATTAATAATAGGATCGCCAAAAGATCCACAAAACTGAACACTATCAAGTTGTTCGAGTACTTCGGCTGTAAAGATTTCTTTAAATTGATCAAGTGTCCAGTCAGAATTTTTGATTAACGGATTTTCTATTCCACTATGAATGTTTCTAGGACACATTGGACAACTAGCTTGACATCTGTTTGTTATTTCGAGATGCACCCGCTTTAGATTATTAAATTTAAACAATTTTCTTTTTTCCTATAATCATATAGCGTGTGTACTTAGATGTTTTAAACTCCCCTTGCCAGTAAGGATTAATATTGCTCATACGCATAAAATCGTTTATATCTGTTGCACAACGAATATGTTCATCTAACTCAAAGTAGTTATTGCTTTGTATCACAAATAATGCATCGTCTGGCTGATTATCTAACCATTGTTCGTATTGCTCTTGTGTAATGTGTTCGCAACTTGTGTTAATAACAATGTCAGCAGGTTCTGTGTAAGTACACATGTCTGCTGTTACTGCATCAAACCTTCCTGCTATTTCATAGTTTTTATTAACTGTGTATGCAGTTTCTTGACAGTCTTCGTCAATGTCTACGCTTGTAATGTGTTGTATACTAAGACTGCTATTAAACAATATACTTGCAAGCACACCATTCCATCCACCGTAAATTACAATGCGAGCATCGTCGTCTGCATAGTTTACACGTAATGCATCAGCAAGCCATACTTTGCTGTTGACTTGTCCTTTCCAAAAACTTTCAAGTGTGCGGTAGCGGTCATCGCTGTTGCGAATTGCATCCATCCAAAAAAGTACGTCTTGTATATCAACTTTCAAACTGCTCTCCTAGCTTGTCAAACAATCCACATTGTTTACTACATTCTAAAAGCGGCCTATCTGACCAAGTTTCTTCTATTTTTCTAAATATATTAGATTTAAAAATTTCTTCAAGAGTGTTTTTATTAAGATTGGGAAATACTCCTATACGTTCCATATAGTCAATTCTAGACTCTTGCGATGGTATTATCCAGCTAAAATCTAACCAACAACATGGACTAATATTTCCACAAGCACTAACATAAAGTTGTGACTGGTGGACTGCCTTACAACTTATTTTTGGAGATGTTGCAATCTTAGCTTCTTGAATTAATGGAATCATAGACTCGCTTTTTATTGTGGGTTCTAAATAATGCGTAGGAAACCCTTCGTCGTTAATAACCGGCCATTTATCTCTATCAAATCTACTAGTATGCTTTGAGTAAAATTCTCTAAATCCTAGCTCTTTGCTTAATGCTTCGCATTCTTTAACTTGATGTTCATTATGTTTAAAAACTAACATGTCCCATCGTGCATCTCCACCTGCGGCAATAAATGCTTTAGCATTTTCAATTATTTTATCCCAACTAGTGCTAACACGATATAATGCATGTGTGTCAGCCAATCCGTCGATGCCGAATGTGACTTGCACTTTGGTTTCGGCAAGTTCCTTCCACCACTGTGTAGATCTTGCACTACCGTTAGTATTCATGCTTAATAAAATATTAGGATTGATTTTTCTAATATACTTGTATATTTCAAGCGTGTCTTCTGCTACAATAGGATCTCCTAAATTGCCGCACATGAATAGTTTTCTTAATTGTTTAATAAAATCTTTTGAAAACCATTGTTTAAATTTTTCAAGAGTTATGTCATCTAAATGTATCAAAGGATTTAGTGGACCTCCTGAAATTCTTCTAGGACACATTGGGCATCTTGCTTGACATCTACTTGTAACTTCTAAATGAACTTCTTTAATGTCTTTGTAATTATACATTTCTTACCTTTGGTAATTTACTGTCAGCACTGCTCATACAGCTAGGAGTTATACATTTTTTTGGTTCTTTAAAAATTTCAAAACCTTCTGTAATAGTACCTAATACTTCGTCGTGACAACTATGACTTCGTCTAACTTCTTTATCTCTTATTATTATACCTTGATATCCTGCATTACAAGACCAGCCTTTAAACTTGTTAAACCCAAATGCATTAAATCGCTCAGCTTGATCAAACTCGTATTCTATTCCGTTATTGTCGTATAACAAAATTTGTGCTAGCTCTTCTCCTTGCCATTGCTGTGGGAATCCTGTTTGCATTTTGTGGATTTGGTCGTCAGTGTACCCATGAACCACATAACTGGCAGTCGGGTCGGACTGGGGTTTGAGAGTAACATTAATACCTCTGGAGGCAAATCGTTCAAGACGTTCGTATAATTCGTCGAACATTTCCGGAACCATGACTTGATTGATTGTAACATATACACCTGCTTTCATTAATTGTAAGCACTTATCGCCAAACTCTTGTTCTTTAGCAAATTCACTATAA